AGGGCCGGCGCTGGCATGGGACGCAAGGCTTCGCACCTGGACGCCATACCGCTCTGCCCGACTCACCATCGCGGCATTCAGCATCCGGTGCATCCAAGCATCCACCTGGACAAGCGCAAGTTCATCGAAGCATTCGGCACTGAGCGCGACTTGCTCGAAACCTTGCGCACGGAGATGGGCGAATGACAGACGGCACCGGCAAGCCCTGCCCGGACTGCGGCGCTCCGATGGTGAATCTGGCCAGCCTGAATCTTCGCCAGTGCATCGGGTGCGGCCATAGCGAACATTGGAACCTGAAAGACGGCCAGAAGCCGCTTGTAAATACAAACCGTGGGGACAAGAAGAAATGAACACAACTTGGAAAGAACAGCTAGACGAGGCGCTAAAGGATCGCGGCGAGTCGTGGTCTGACGTTGAAGCCAACACCATGACTGACGCAGAAATGAGCGAGGTTTTTGATGATGGATACGGTGGATCAGAAGGATGTGATTTTACTGTATGGACAAAAGATCGCGTTTATTTCCCTGTGGTTTATGACGGGGCTGAGTGGGTCGGAAGTGTTTCTAGGAACCCAGACGGAAAGCCAACAAGCCACTTTGGGGGGCAGTAAGAAATGAGCAAAAGTGACGGAAGTTCAGCCGACTATTACAAGCTCCCGCCCATGTGTACCGAGCTTCAGGACTTGATCAGTTATCGGAATTTAAATGCGCAAGACGGGGAAATCTTCCGATCAATCTACCGGAAGGGCCGCGCAAGCCACTCAGATGCGCTCAGGGACGCGAGAAAGGTTCTGTTCTATGCAACGGCAGAGGTTAAGCGTCTGGAAGCCGTACAGCGCGAAATAGACGCCATGGGCGACTTTGGCCGCCAGCACCAGTGGCCGGTTGACGATAGCCGGATTGACATGATTGGCCGCAACGGAAACTGCGGACTTCACTACCAGCCGGATGACGGGGCTTGATCTTCTGTGGCGAGTGTTTCGTTGAATCTGGCAACCCGTTCGATTGCCGAGCGCATCGACATAGCAGCCGACAAGGAAGCCTGCCGGCTAATCCACTACCGCAAACAGAAGGGCGAGCAATGGCGCGAATGGGTGGCAACGGAACTGGAAACGCTGAGCAACCCGGACAGGGTGCGGCACTTTCTCAACTCTCGCTTGGGGATTGGTAAGTGATAGAGCTGCCCTGGCCGTCTCCAGCACTCAGCCCAAACGCTCGCGGCCACTGGTCGAAGCGCGCAAAGGCTGCGAAGGCATACCGGAACGCCTGCTACCTGCTGGCCAAGGCATCCGGCGTAAAGGCTCCAGAAGGCCGCATGGCGCTGCGTATCGAGTTCATACCGCCAGACGCCAGGCGCAGGGATGACGACAACTGCCTGAGCTGCTTCAAGGCGGGAAGAGATGGGATTGCAGAAGCGCTTGGCGTGGATGACAGCAGATTCGTCACGACGTTCTGGCTGAGCGATAAGCCGGTCAAGGGCGGCATGGTTCGGGTATCAATCGGGGAGATTGGCGCATGAAAACAATCAGCACATCCTATTTGCTGCTCCAATGGTCGTACTGGATCAGGGTAAAGGCCGGCATACCTGGTTACACAAGCCCAATGTGGGCGCTTATGCGTGACAACGTGCAGCAGTCCACTCCACCCGATCCGAACATCAGCGACGAAATGGCAGGGTTAATCGACTGCATGATTGCCCGCATGTACTGCCTGAAGCCGCTACAAGCCACGGCTCTATGGAACAGCTACCGCTACAACCTGAGCAATCACGCGCTTGGCCGGCTGATGACTGAGCAGCTGCCGACGGCAGGCAAGATAACCCACGTCAAGGCCGGCCAGTTGGTGTCGCTGGGCTATGAGTGGATTGACTCGGGCCTGCTGCATTTGACGGACGCCGCCTGACTGTACAAATACCCATGCTGTATGTATTGACAGTGGAATCCGGCAGGTGTAGAAAGGCAGCTAAGTTGCGGTTTTACCGCGAAAGATTAGGCGAATGCGCAGGCTGATGCGCAAGTTGCATGTAGGTACTCGACGGGGTGGGGCATGCAATGCCGTCAAATCCGGAGTTCAGTACCGGACGCCTAATGTTAGAAAGCCCTGATTCTCACGAGTCGGGGTTTTTTATTGCGCAAATTTCATGCTGTGCCGACTCCCCACCGGCACCCTCTGCCCTTCGGGGCGTTTTATTTGGACGCTGGCCATGATGGACAAAGACCCTGGGTTTCTGGCGGCTGCATGGTCGGCAATCGATGGACTCTCTGACACCGTGAAGGGCGCGGCTATGGCTTTTTTCATCGCTTACCTGCGCATCCTGTATGACGGCAAAGAGTCGCGCCAAGTGCGCGTGATACTCGAATCACTGATCTGCGGCGGCTTGTCGCTCTGTTTCGCCACCGTGATCGGCTATCTCAACATGCCATCTGACATAGCCATCGCAGCAGGCGGCGCTATCGGATTTCTCGGTGTCAACAAGCTGAGCGCATGGATAGGTAAGTGGATCGGTAAGCAGGTGGACTGATGAGTCTCACTCCCAAGCAGGAAGCTTTCTGCCTTGCCTACCTGGAAACAGGTAACGCATCAGAGGCTTACCGGCGCGCCTACGAAGCCGAAAACATGAAACCGGAAACGGTAAACCGTGAAGCCAAGGCTGTGATTGATAACCCCAAGATTGCCGCAAGGCTGGCAGAACTTCGGGAACCCGCACTGCGCAAGGCTCAAATCACGCTGGAAAGCCACCTGAGCCGGCTCGATGAACTTGGGCGCAAGGCTGAAGAGGCCGCGAACTTCAACGCAGCAATAGCCGCAGAGGTAGCCCGCGGCAAAGCGTCCGGCGTACACATCGAGAAGTCAGAGCAGGCATTAACCGGCGCAGGCGGCGGGCCTCTTCAAATAACCCGCATCGAAATGGTGGCGCTCAGTGGCAACAGCACAGATAGCCCTGCCACCTAAGCTGATACCAGTTTTTGCTGGCCGCGCAGACGTTCGCGGCGCATTCGGTGGACGTGGTTCAGGCAAAACCAGATCCTTTGCCAAGATGGCCGCAGTGCGCGGTTTCATCCACGGCAACGCTGGCGAGTCGGGGATTATCCTGTGCGCTCGCCAGTTCATGAACTCGCTGGAAGATTCCAGCCTTGAGGAAGTAAAGCGGGCGATCGAGGAAGAGCCGTTCCTTGCGGCCTATTACGAGATCGGCGCGAAGTACATCAAGAGCCGCGACGGTCGGATCACGTTCACGTTTGCTGGTCTGGATCGGAACATTGCATCGGTCAAATCCAAGGGCCGGCTGCTGCTGTGCTGGGTTGATGAGGCTGAGCCGGTCACTGATGACGCATGGTTGACGCTGATCCCGACGCTGCGCGAAGAGGGCAGCGACTGGAACGCCGAGCTATGGGTGACATGGAACCCGAAGCGCAAGACTGCATCGGTAGAGGATCGTTTCAGGGCCAGCACTGACAGTCTAGTGAAGGTCGTCGAGCTGAACTGGCGGGATAACCCGAAGTTTCCGGCCAAGCTGGAGCGCGACAGGATCAGGGATTACCACGAAAGGCCGGATCAGTACCCGCACATCTGGGAAGGCGAGTATGCAACGGCAATGGCCGGCGCTTACTTTGCGCAGAGCCTGACGCAAGCCAGGGCAGAAGGCAGGATCGGCAGGGTTGCCGCTGATCCGCTGATGACTGTTCGCCTTTTCGCTGACATTGGCGGCACTGGGGCGAAGGCAGACAACTTCGTGTTCTGGGCCGCGCAGTTCATTGGCCGCGAAATCAGGGTGCTGAACCACTACGAGCAGCAGGGCCAGCCCATCGAGACGCACCTGAACTGGCTTCGGTCGCAAGGCTACACGCCAGACCGCGCACAGATATGGCTGCCGCATGACGGCGAGACGCACGACAAGGTGTTTGACGTGTCCTACCGCTCCGCACTGGAGGCGGCAGGCTACGTTGTGACCGTTATCCCGAACCAAGGCAAGGGCGCTGCCATTCTGCGCGTTGAGGCGGCCCGCAGGCTGTTTCCGGCGATATGGTTCAACGAACAGACAACCGAGGCCGGCATTGATGCGCTGGGCTGGTATCACGAAAAGCGCGACGAGGTTCGCGGCGTTGGTCTTGGGCCTGATCATGATTGGGCTAGTCATAGTGCTGACGCTTTCGGCGCTATGTGTGTGGCGTATGAAATGCCTGCTAACCGACCTGCCCAGCAAATCAAATACAGAAACCGAGTGATCGCATGAAGATGACCGAAACAGAGCTGCTGAACTTTCTGGACGAAGAGTCGCGCCAGTCGCGTGAGCTTAGCCAGTCAGACGTGGCGGCAGACCGTTCCAGGTCGATGCGCGCCTACCTGCGCGAGCCGTATGGCAACGAAGAGGAAGGCCGCTCGGCCGTGGTGGCGTCTGACGTGTTCGACGCTGTGGAAGGAATGCTGCCGGATCTGATCGAAGTCTTTACTAGTTCGGAAAAGGCCGTTGTCTTTGAGCCTGTCGGGCCTGAGGACGAAGAGAGCGCCGAGCAGGTGACGAACGCCTGCAACTATGTGTTCTACAAGCAGAACAACGGCTTCCTGATCCTGTACACGGCGCTGAAAGATGCGCTGATGCTCAAGACTGGCGCTGTCAAATGGTTCTGGGAAGAGAAAGAAACCCCGGTCTTTACCACCTATCGCGGAGTGACTGAAGATCAGATCGCCGAGTACCTGCTTGAAAACCCCGAAACCAAGGTGCTGAGCAAGGAAGAGGCCGAGCCGACAGACGAAGAATTGCAGCAGTTCCAGATGGAAGCCGCGCAGCAGTTCCAGGCTACCGGATTCATGCCTGTTATGCCGGTGCGCTACAACGTCCACGCCAAGACCATCGAGAAAAAGGGCATCTGCCGGGTATGTGCGCTGCCGCCTGAAGAGCTGCGCGTTTCGGCATGGCATGACTCGATTCTGCTGGACGATTGCCAGTACGTTGCACACGTCACGCAGAAGACCCTGAGCGATATTCTGGCAATGGGCTATGACGTGACGGCATCGGACGTTAGCAGCGCATCGGACGAGGATGGCGACTGGGACAGCTACAGCGACTCATCGCAGTTGCGGCATGAAACGCTGAGCGACAACAGCGCCGATGAATCAAGCACTCGCGGATATCTGCGCGATGAGTATGTGCTGGTGGACTTTGACGGCGACGGTATCGCAGAGCGCCGCAGGATTGTGCGCCTTGGCAAGCTGATCCTCGAAAACACCGAATGCTCGCACGTTCCGATTGCAGCTTGGACGCCTTACATCCTGACGCACCAGTTTAACGGGCTGTCCGTTGCCGACTTGGTTGAAGAGTTCCAGCGCATCCATACCACGATCATGCGCAACCAGCTCGACAACCTGGCGCTGGCGAACAATCAGGAGACGGTTGTTCTGACTGACTCGCATGGCAACCCGAAGGCCGACATTGACGGGCTTTTGAATCGTCGCCCAGGCGGCATCATGCTTGAGCAGGTAGCAGGCGCTATTCGCCCATACAGCGAGCGCTGGCAGGGCATCGAAGCCATGCCGATGCTCGAGCAGTTGCAGGGCGAGAAAGAGAACAGAACAGGCTGGACGCGCTACTCGCAAGGGCTGGACGGCGACAGTCTGAACAAAACCGCAACCGGCGCTCAAATGATTATGAACGCCAGCCAGAAGCGCATGAAGCTGATGGCGCGTATCGCTGCCGAGTGCCTGGTTGCACCTATGTTCCGTGGCATCTTCAAGACGCTGTCAGATCATGGCATTCAGCAGATCAGCTACCGGTTGAACGGCAAGTTCGTGCAGTATAACCCGCAGGAATGGCGTGACCAGTACGACATGACTGTCAACGTGGGCATCGGAACGGGTGACGTGCAGCAGCAGTCTGCCTTCCTGATGCAGATCGCGCAGAGTCAGGCCGCTGTGGCCGGATCTCCGTTTGCGGCCAAGCTGCTGTCGCCGAAGTCTGTTTACAACGTGCAGGCCAGACTTGCCGAGAATGCTGGGTTCAAAAACCCCGCTGAGTTCTGGGTTGATCCTGACACTGTGCCGGATCAGCCGCCCGGCCCGCCTCCGGTTGATCCTCGCGTCGAGCTTGAGAAAGCCAAGCTGCAAGACAGCCAGCAGAAAGTACAGGCCGAAATGCAGCTCGATCAGCAGAAAGCCATGCTCGATGCGCAGCAGAAAGCCCAGCAGAGCGAGGCTGAATTGGCATTCAAGGCGCACCAGGCTGAGCTGGATCGTCAGCATGAAATCTATCTGGAGCAAATGCGCCAGCAGTCAGCCGAGCGCATGAAAGCAATGGAATTGATGGCCGCAAACGCTGCCGATCCTGAGCAAGACGTTGATGCGCTGATGCTTCAAATGCAGCAGCCCTTCGCCATGCTGGCAAATGCGCTGGCCGCGCCAAAGCGTGTTGTCCGAGATGAAAACGGGCAGGCGATTGGCGTTGTTTCTGAACTTGGAGTAAGCAACTAATGGCTGTTACCTATTCAACCGCAGTCAAAACGGCGCGCATGACCGCAGTGCGTGACCAGATCGACGCAGGCGGCGCGGCGGGCAAGCTGGAAATCTGCTCGGCTGCGTATGCGTCAATCCTCGCCACTATCACGCTTGGTTACTCGGGCGCATCGACTGGCACTGTGTCTGGCCTTGTCCTGACGCTTGCAGGCTTTCCACGCAGCGACACCAGTGCAGACAACACCGGAACAGCAGCAGTCGCTCGCATACGCACCAGCGCGAACGTGGACGTGATCACGGGCCTTACGGTCGGCCTGTCTGGTTCGGATATCAACTTGGACAGCCTGAGCATCACAGCCGGCCAGACGGTCACGATCAACTCAGCCGCAATCACGCATGTATGAGCTGCCTTGGCGCTGTACTTTATGATCCAGCCGTAGCGGTTACGAAATCAACCGCTGCACTGCTGGCGATGACGGCCATTGATACAACCAACTGCCGGATCACGTTTACCGCGCCGGCATCTGGTCGGGTGCTGGTTCGCATTTGTTGCACTGTTCACGGGGCGACTACGTTCCCGACGATTCTGCTCGGCGTGCTTGAAGGCTCGACGGTTATCGGCCGAGTTTCGCCAATCGGCGGGCTTAAAACCACTGCCGTTGCAACTGCCCAAGTGACGCAAGAAGCAACATTCGTGGTGTCTGGCCTTTCAGGCAGCAAGACTTGGGACGCAGCCTATGGCGTCGAAGTCTTGTTGGCCTCTACCGGCATCAAGTACGGCGGGCCAAACAACGCAACAACCAACGACGCTTTTGGCGCGTTCATCTTTGAGGTGTGGGAGGCGTAGTGCCTGGTTCATCGCGCTCGCGGCTTAGGCAGCTTCTGGTTGTTGATAGCGGCTCGGCTGGCGTATCGGGTTCGCTTTCCGCTGTTGAATCTGGGGATGACAGCTTCGCCAGTTCCGGCGATGTGTTCATCAATGGTTCGCTAGCTGCAACCGAGTCAGGCGCAGACAGTTTTGCAGGTGCGGGCAAGGTAGTTGTAACCGGCACGCTAGCCGCTACCGAATCGGGCGAGGATACCTTTGCATCATCCGGCACTGTCGGCGCTGCGGCCGTCACAGGCACGCTGGCAGCGACTGAAACCGGCGCAGATACCTTTGCATCTGATGGCGACGTAATCGTCAAGGGCGCGCTGGCTGCTACCGAGGCGGGTGCTGATACCTTCGCCAGTGCTGGGGACGTATTTGTTCAGGGTGCACTAAACGCAACTGAGTCGGGCGCTGATACGTTTGCCGCTGCTGGTGATGTGTTCGTTATCGGCGCATTGGCTGCTGTCGAGTCTGGCGCTGACACAATGGCCGGCTCTGGCGTTGTGCTAATCACCGGCGCACTGGCTGCGACTGAAGAAGGCGATGACACCTTCTACGCAACAGGCGGCGACATTGTAGAGCCTGAAGTTCCATCGGGCGGCAGCGGCTTCGTTATCGTCGATTTCGAGCCAAAGCTGTGGTGGAAGCGCAAGCCCAAGGCAATGCCGGTTGAAGAGGCCAAGCGCAAGGTCGCCAGAATCGCTGGAACTATCGAGCGCATAGCTAGCAAGCAAGGGCCGGCAAGCCCAGCAACACGCAAAGAGATTGCGAAAGCCATCGCGCCGCAGCTTGCGGAGATGCCTGGCTTCGACTGGACGGTGATTTATCAAACCGTCCTGCTTGGTTTGCACATTCGGCAACAAGAATCCGAGCGCGCACGATTTGAGGCTGAACAGTTCGCTCTGATGCGGATTGATGAAGATGATTTGCTGGTTCTGCTGCTTGCGGCATAGGGGAAACGATGAGCGATCTTGATTACCGAGCGGCGCAGGACAAGGGCCATTTGGCGCTGAGCCTGGCACAGCATGAGCTGATGACCGAGGCGCTGGACGCCATAGACAAGGAAGTCATGGAGCAGTGGATTGATTGCCCGATCCGCGACAAGGAAGGCAAAGAGGCTCTTTGGCAGCTGATCAAGACCAGCCGCAAGTTCCGCAGCATCCTGAACGGCTATATCCAGTCCGGCAAGCTGGCAACCGAACAACTCAAGCGCTACGAGAAAGAAAACCTCGTCAGCAGAATGTTTCGATAAGGAGTTACCGACATGGCGCAAACAACCATTCTGGCGTCCGGCACGACCGCAGCAGCATCGACTGACATCGTCGTCAGTGCCGGCAGCGTGGTCAAGGTCGCCATCTTTTCCACCAATCCGGGCGCATCGCTTGCTGGTCGCGGTTTCGAGATATTCGACGTGACGCCGGCCGCTGAAAACCTGATTGGATATCTGGACGAAGCCAACCGATCAACGCTGCTGGCCGGCCCTGGCACTTACAGAGTGCGCCGGCCTGTACTGGCTACGGCATTTGGCGTCAGTCTGGACGCATAAGAGCAACCAACCGAACCCGCTTAGTGCGGGTTTTTTTATGCCCGCAATCGGGCGCTTAGGAGTGTGTGATGGACACCAATCTGGAATCAGAAGTGTCGTTGGACGACGTAGCCGGTCTATTGGGCGACGAGATCGAAGAAGAGGACGACGAGGTATCCGAGGAAGAGGAACAGGGCGACCTGCAATCCGATGAGCCGGAAGAAGATGACTCTGAAGTGGTCGAGATCGAGGGCAAGTCTTACAAGGTTCCAAAAGAACTGAAAGACATGGTTCTCATGCACAAGGACTACACACAGAAAACACAGGCAGTTGCCGAGCAGCGCCGGGCATTTGAAGAGCGTGCGCAAGCTCTCGAAAGCCGCGAGCGGATCATGGCTCAGACCTTTGACAAGGCCGTCGAGTTTCGGGACGTGCAAAACCGGCTGACCCAGTTCGAACAGATCGACTGGCAGGCGCTGGCTGAGCAAGACCCGGTACAGGCCACAAAGCTGAACCTTGCTTACCAGCAACTCCAGCGAGAGGCGCAAGCCAAGTGGAACGCATTGCAGCAGGCGAACTCCCAGGCCGAGCAACTGACGCAGCAACAGCGCCAGCAACAGCTTGCCCAGGCAGAGCAAGACCTGAAAGCACGCCTTCCCAACTTTGGGCCGCAGCTTGCTGAAAAGATCGTTACAACCGCCAAGGACGCATACGGATTCTCGCCGCAGGAACTTGAAGGATTGACGGATGCCCGTCATGTCCACGTCCTGCACGACGCGATGAAGTGGCGCGAACTTCAGGCGCAGAAACCCAAGGCGATGCGCGCAGTGCAAGAGGCTCCCAAGACCATCAAGCCGCAAGCATCCCAGCCTAAACGAACCAATCAGGCCGCTTCCGACCGCCTCCGCAAGAGTGGACGCATGGAAGACTTGGCCGCATTCCTGTAAGGAGTAATACCCATGCAACCGGCAGAGACTTTCGACAGTTACGATGCCCGCGGCAACCGTGAGAGCTTGGACGACAAGATCTACATGGTTTCCCCCGAGAAAACCCCGATCGTATCCGCGATCCGTCGCTTTACCGCAACCCAGCGCCTGCACGAATGGCAGCGCGACAGCCTCGCTACCCCGAACAAAGACAACGCCGTGATTGAAGGCGACGACCGCACCGGCACCGCGCTGACTGCGACCGAGCGCGTTGCAAACACCGTGCAGTTGTTCGACAAGGTGGCGATTGTTTCCGGCACTCAGCAGAAAACCAAGTCTGCCGGCCGCTCCAACGAAATGAAGTACCCGGTCAGCAAGAAG